GGCATTCAAGCTTGTCGCTAACAACAATAAGCCCCTTCTTGAGGAGTTTATGCAGTTGAAGCCTGAGGAAAGGGTGCCTTGGGTGCTTAGTAAAGGTCGCGAACATCTGACAGTGTATTCAGCCGTCAAGGAACACGGCAGCCTAGACAGAGCCCTTGTTGCTATACAGCAGCAAGCTGAACAGGCAGCTTTGGAAAAACTGCGTCAGCAGTCTGGTACGGCAGAAGAGTCAGCAAAGACTCAAAAAGCAACTCCTAAGCTTTCTGGTAGTTATACTCCGTCTACGGAGGAATACCGCCGTAAGAGTTTAGGGGATTTAATGAAGTAAACTCTACTAAATCAAGGAAATAATAAATGGCTAATTCTGCCCTTATTCCGTTCGGTAGTGTTCACGAGCAGCAACAGTGGTCTGACCAACTGCTGCATGAATATCTGAACCTTAATGTGTTCCGTCCGTTCATGCGCTTTGGTATGCTCACTGACAACGCTATGACTGGTGATAATGACCCGCAAAGCGGCGTCATTGCTGTGGTGGACTACCTCGGTGCCAAACAAGGCACTAAAATTAACATTCCGCTGCGTCGCGCTCTGCGTAACGCTGGTGTGACCGATGACCAAGTGTTGGAAGGTCAGGAAGAAGAAATGGTTTTCGACAATGAGTCGCTGTCCATTTCCCTGATTCGTCACGCTACCATCATTCGCAACCGCGTTATGAGTGAACAACGTGCTGCGTTTGACATCTTTAATGAAGCCCGCCCGTCTCTGCAAGACTGGCTGGAAGAAAAGATGCGTAGCGACATCATCACTGCGATGACCGACGTTACCCGCGGCCGCGTGCAAGCCCGTTATCTGTATGGTGCCTCGGAAAGCAACTGGAATGCTACTCACGCTACCGCTCTCGGTAATGTGGACAGCACCAATGATAAGCTTACCGTTAAGGCTATCAAGAAGATGAAGGACAAAGCTAAGGCTGGCGATACTGCCAATGGCGTTGGTAAAGTCCGCCCGGCTCGGTTTGAAATGTCCAGCGGTGCTACTAAGAAACAGTATGTTCTGTTTGTTGGTACTCGTCTGCGCAGACATCTCGAAGAAGATGCCCAGTTCCAGAACATGCAGTTCCGTAACCAAACCAATGGTGAAGCCTATGCTCCGCGCTTCGTGGACACTTCCAGCTTTGTCGGCATGGTTGACGGCGTGTTTGTCTACGAGATTGAAGAGTTCCCCGTCTACTCCGGTGTCGGTGCCTCTACGATTGATGTGGGTCACGCTATCTTGTCTGGTGCGCAGTCCGTTGTTGTCTGCTATGGCCAACGCCCTGCTTTCGCTCAAAAGGAATTTGACTATGGTGCCCAGATTGGTGTTGCCGTTAGTGAACTCCGCGGCGTTAGCAAGCTGGTTTATAACAGCGCTGACTACGGCCTTGTAAACGGCTTCTTTGCGGCTAACGAAATCTAATAATAGGATAAACAACTATGGATATTCTGTTTAAGAATGGAACCGCTACCGGCATTAAGAGTGCTGCTACCCTTGTTGGTAAGCACACTGTTACCTCTGGTGAAGCCAGTGCCAATACCCTCACCATTACCCTTAGCGACGCTATGGCTGTGGTAGAAGGTGGCATTGTGCAAGTGCTGGATAGCGGAAACAACGTGGTGACTTCTGACGCCGACATTACCTTTGGTGGTAGCGCCGGTACTCTGACTGTTGCCGATGGCTCTACGTTTAACCTTACTGCTGGTTACGTAGTTTCCTACATCGTTTGGGGTTCCCAATCGAACTAATGAGGAGAAACGACAATGACTAAGTTCAAGTCGCTGTTCCTCGCCACTGTGATGGGTATAGCGGTCTTCGTGGCCGCTACCCACGCTGCGGATACTAGCTCTACTGTTGTGGTTAGAGATACCAATATGCCTATCGGCATAGTGCCCACTACCGGACAACTTGAAGCTACTTCCACTGCTACTGGTTCTTTTACTGTTGATGCCCCCGTGCCCGGCAGTAAAAGAGTTAAAACCATGGTGTGCGAAACTCGTGATAGCAATGGAAACCAAGTGCCTCGTAATGTGACTATTTCTGCCACTACGCAGGTAATAACGGTTACCAATGCAACTGGTCAAACCTCCGGCACTCTAGCCGTTGGTGACAAGTTGAAGTGTGTATTCACTTACTAAGGCCCATAGGGGTGCCTAAAACCCCTATAAAGTTTTAATTGTTAATAAAGTCCTTTAGTGACAGAAAAGTGTTAGTAAATGAACGTATCGCAACTTATTGACAGAACCTTGCAGTTTGCCCTAGATGAAGACGATGCTACCACGAACCTGCGTGAAAAGGTACTGGAAGATATAAACCAAGCATACAAATATGTTCTTGGTCGCATTGCTAACAGAAACTTAGATTGGAATGTAGATACTGTAGTTCTTTCTAATGTTACTGCTCAGGATGATTTGCCAGCCAATATAAAGCTGTATAGTGTGTATGACATAACCAATGGCAGAAAGCTGATAGCTAGAACACTTGCTCAGCTTGAAGAGCAGTTTCCTACTATGACTGATACTAGTGCCGCTAGGTACTACTATCTGAGTGACAACGCCTCTAAAATAAATCTTATGCCGATAGGCTCTACAGGCATATCAATTAGAGTTAGATACTATGCAGCACCAAACGAGCTAGTGGACGGCGGTGCAGAAAGTACTATAAAGCTTCCGCCAATGCATGACGAAGTGCTTGTATCAGGCGCAAAGTGGTTTATGGCGCAGAGAGAGAATGGCTTCCATGACCAAGCTATTGTTGACAGAAGATTTATGGAGTTTGACGAAAGAACCAGAGAGCTACTTAGAAATGTAAAATCTATAACTCCCGTCCAAGACACAGTTACTGGATATTACTTCTAATGACCGCAAATCTGTTTAGGCCCGGCAACTTCACACCTCTTCCCGTAGCAGCAGCTAGGGGTATGATGAATGATGCTATAGCTCCGCAAGCTTTGGGTGTACAGTATGCCCAGTACGTGGAAAACATGGTGCCAGCAAAAAGCAAAATGCTATCTAAAAGATTTGGGCTAACTGATTTAAATACTACTGGTATACAAGATTCAGAGTCCATAAAATGGATTGATAGCTTTATACACTCTGATGGGTCATTTTCCATGTTGTGTGCAACAGACGCAGGAAAAATATACGTGTCTGACTCGCCTATAACCACGTGGACAGAGGCATTTTCAGGGCTAGACGCGGCTGGCAAAGTACGCTCAGTCACTATGGACAGTAAACTTGTCATCGTAAATGGTATAGATACTCCAATGTACTACGATGGCAGCACTGTACAAATTATAAAAGAGTGGGTAGACGATAATGGAGCTTCAAAGACAAAAGTAGACTCTGATACTTTTACCATAATTCCGCTTACTGGGAGAGACGCTAGCGACTATCCGGCCGGGCGAAATCTTAGGATTACTATGAATGACGGAGTACATACGTCTACAGTTCTTAGTACTAGCTACAATACTGGTACTGGTGTATTAACAGTAAATCTGTCAACCAACGTGCTATCTGGCACAACTATATCCAGAATTCAATATGAAGATAGCCCACCTGCATTTAGCGCTATATACCAGATGCATGACAGACTGTGGGCTCTGGGTCCCGGCGAGTTAAAGGCAGAGTCGTACAGAGACAGCGACGATAGAATGTACGTGTACTACACGGATGGCACGAATAGCGTGACATCTTGGTTTACACAAAGTGGCACTGGTGCCCAGAATATACCATACATCAATTTGGCTTTAAAGCATGAAGTTAGCGACGAATTGGTAGGTATTAGCACTACCGACGCTTACACAGTATTCTTTGGCAGAAAACGTACACAAATATGGTCGGGCACGCAACCACACGGGTCTAGTGTGGATTTTTCATGGCTTAAAACAGTGGCTATAGGTGCTATAAGCGGCGATATGATTCAGAAGTACGCCGATGATTTGGTATTTATGACTGTAAACGGCCTTAGAAATCTTAAAACTGTGGCTGTTACACAGAACATCAAAACTAGCCAAGAGATTGGTGAAAATATTGAAAACACTGCCATAGAAGAGCTAAAAGACGCCACGACTGACGACGACATGTATAAGGGTCTTAGGTCATTTACTTACGCTCACGGCGGATTTTACGGGTTTAGTTTTGGTAATAAGTCACTTGTGTATTTTGTAAAAAATGCTGACTCTGGGTGGGCTGTGTTTACAGGTTTGTTTGGAAAAGCAGAGGCTATACATGACGCCCCTGATGGAAAGCTCTATATGGCCTATGAAAACTCTCTGTACGTGTATGGCGACAGAGAAGGCATATTTGATGATGCAGGTGATTCTATACAAACTGTCTGGTGGACGCCGTGGTTACAGGCGCGTAACGTAAGATGGGCAAATAACCACGTCGAGCTTGAAATGAATCCCGGAGCGGTTATGGATGTGGTTATACGCAGATACAAAAATAATGATGCTAGTAATTATAAAGAGACTATACTTAATACAAAAGCTGGCTCGTCCTACTGGGATAACGACTTCTGGGATGTAGCACTGTGGGATTACGTAGCGGAAAACAAATTTAGTAGGGGCACCGACAAATTCGTGGCGTATAATATGTCTGCTGCTATTATGACAAATACAGCTACTGGCCCATTTGATATAGTTAAACTTACATTCTTTGGAATAATGGAGAGATAATATGAGCACACAACACTACACCAGACCTAGTGCGTCCTACGCCGGAGAAGCTGGCCTTTCAAACAGAACTTTGTTCCAAGATACATCTGCAACTAGGCCCAGAGTTCCTATTAGCTCGTCTATTGTTGACGGGCAAATAAACTATCTAGTTGATGCTGTAAATGAACTATATGACTTGGGTGTTACGGGGTCTTTGCCGGACAAGTCTGTAACTATTGCCAAAATAGCAGATATGACAGAAGGCTCTGTCATAAGTTTTGATTCTAGCGATGAGGCTATTCTCGTTAATCCTAGTGGCAATGCAGGCTATGTTCTCACTGAAAACTCTTCCGGTGCGCCAAGCTTTCAGCCCTCTGTAGGAGTACCTTCCGGCAGCATTATAACGTACGCTGGTGCTGTAGCTCCTGCCGGGTGGCTTATGTGTGCTGGTCAGGACGTAAGCCGCGCTACATATTCGTCCCTGTTCACGGCTATTAGCACCACTTATGGGGCTGGGGATGGGAGTACTACATTTACACTGCCAGACCTTAGAGGTAGAGCAGTATTCGGTAAAGACAATATGGGTGGCACCGCGGCCAGCCGGGTAACGTCGGCTGTCAGTGGCGTTTCAGGGACGACCCTCGGGGCAACGGGTGGGGACCAGCGCGCGCAACTGCACACCCACAATGCCACCGTGACGGACCCGGGGCACAAACACGTTGAGCGTGCCGGTGGTACCGCTTCAACCGAAAAACTGGTGAGTAATGGTGGTGGTGGAAGCGTGGCCAGCGGGATATACTTTACTGGTGGCCTGACGACCTCGACGACGTTGGCGCAGACCCTGACAGACCTGGCGACCACGGGTGTGACCGTGGCGCTTGATAACGCCGGAAGCGGGACAAGCCAGAACATGCCGCCCGCAATTATGCTTAACTATATTATTAAGACCTAAACACCTTGACATATAGCAAGAGTTGTGGTATAATGCAATACAGATTACTAGGTACTGAGGATTCTACTTCTATACTTAGTCTTTTAGAGGTTGTTCCATATTACGGCTGCCCAGCCAGTGCCGACGAGGTTGTGGCAGCATTGAGCAGTGGCTCCATGATTGGTATGCATGACAGTACAGAAAAGCTTGTTGGCTTACTAGCTTTATATAATTATCACGACATAAATGGCGTTATAGGCTTTGATGCTGCCGTACTTCCTGATTACGAAGGCAAGTGGGGCTCTAAAGGACTGTTTAAAAAGCTATTTGATATAGCATTTACTGATATGGGCGGAGTAATAGTCACGTCAGTGTCCTCAAATCCCAAAGCTAAGCACGGTCTACGTAGGCTTGGCTTTAAGTTATCTGGAACTGCGCCAGATGGAAAACAAGTATTCACACTACTAAAAACAGAGAATAGGTTCAAATAATGGGCGGATTAGTAAAAGCGGTAACTGGTTCACTTGGTCTTAGCAGTGGTAACGCTGGCAGCCAGCCTGATATACCGGCAGTGGTAAGACCAAGAGACATTATAAACAACATTCTTGGTGTTAGCACAAAAGAAGTTACTGACGAGAATGGTAATAAGTCAATTGTAACTGACTGGGTTCTTAGCCCGGAAGAAGAGGAGCGCATGAATGCTCTTGAATCTTCTTACGATAGCTGGCTGTCAGACCTTAATTCACTGTCTTCTATAACTGCTGCAATCGAAGACCCAACCTATGAGCCTGTTGTCAGTGCGCTGAGAGAAAATCAGCGCATTGCTAGAGACGAGGCTTACAACAGCAGAACGCAACTTGAGGAAGACACCCTTGCCCGTAGAGGGCTTGCGGATAGTCAAGCTGGTAACCAGCTTAGAGAGACTAGAGGCGCTGATTACCAGAAGCAGGTCGTTACTGATGAAAATAACCTTGCCCTTATGGCAGAAGACCTTAGAAATCAACAGTATCAACGTACTGCTAATAGTCTAGGCTTCGCCGCAAATAGCCTGTATCAAAATAAGGCTATGGCAGTTAATCAAGGCAATGCAAATGCCAGCCAGCAGCTTAGTTTGTTTGGTACTGAGAATAATCTTAATATGCAAAATGCTAGTCTGCTTAACCAGCAATGGGCACAGCGTGTGCAGCAGGACCAGCAAATTTTTAGCAATCTTACTGGCCTAGCAACATCAGCCGCTTTTATAGGCTCTGGTGGTATGGGCGGAACACTATTCGGAGGAATTAAATAATATGGCTGGATTGTCTTTAGGTAATCTCTTTGGCGGTAGCGTTGACACAGGAGCGGATGCTATTGCACAAGACAGCGGACAAACTGCGCTGCCGTCGCTATTCAAGCAGGACAGTAGTAAGTCACAAGGTGATGGTACTGCTGAATTTAACGCGGCTAAAATAATAACTGGAAATGACCCTTTGAGTGGCGCCATAAGAGGTTATTTGGCTGCAAAAGGTCTTAAATCAGCTAAAGATGCTGCCAGCCGTAAAGAAGTTATGGATGCTGTTGAGCAAGCGGTTCAGCAAGAGGCAAAGAAAGCTGCTGCTCTAAAGCAGAAAGCAGAAGCTTTTAAAACAGCCAGAGATACTGGCATGGCCAATGGGCGCCCTATTGTTTACAGTAACCTGCCAGTTCTTATGGCTAGCGGTGGTGAGCCAGCAGAGCGCAAGAAGGCTATTGAAGATACAGTAAATAGCGTGTTTGGCCCAGTATTCAATATGTCCGGCCATAGGCTTGTTGACGTGTCTGTTGACGCTAGCAATCCAGACAAGGCGTCCATGACTGTGGCTGCTGCTGATGGAACTACTCAAGTAGTTCCTATTAACAGTATAAAGAACACCTTAGTCGGCATGTACCCTGACGACGCCATAGTGCAACAATGGGCAGGTGTGGGCAAGAGTTCTAACCTTGAAACTGTAGGCGTTGTAGGGGACGATGGAGCCATTACCGCTCAATACGTAATGAGACGGCCTAATGGCACGTTTGTGGGCTCGGATGGACAAACCCCCATTGATGCTAATAGAATTGTTCCTATTGAGGCTATGAAGGCTCAGAATAGCGCTGGCGAAGGACTTGGAAGCCCAGATGCTCAGAGGGCAGGATTCAATAAGCTTATTCAAGCCGTAAGTCCGGGAGGAAGCTTGCAGAATATGAGTGATAACGACCTTGTGGCAGCGCAGCAGCATATTCTTACTAATCCTGCACTTGTGCAAAGCTCTGAGGCCGGTCCTCTTCAAGCAAAGATTCAGACTGAACTTGATAGACGTAGCCGTATGACTACCGGATATAATACATCGCCGCAGGATGGTGTTCAGCAAGCACAAACTGGCTCGCAGCAGCAGTTTATTGGTAATGCCAAATCAACTCCTCAAGATTTGCAGGCAACTGCTGATATTGTACGGTCCGTTGCTCCTATGTTGGCTCTTAATAAGATGCTTGATTCTGGTACTATGAACAAAGCTGCTAATTTTACTGGTATACCTCTGGTTGACCAGTACCTTACTAAAGCTGCCCTCTCTACCGGCACTGCTAATGCAGAAACGGCTCAGTATTCTCAAGCTGCTAATGACGCCAGACTTGGAATGCAAGCACTTGTTAAGGGTGTGCCTAGTAATGCTGACCAAGCAATCATTGACAAAATTGTCCCCAGCGAAGGTGATAGCCAAGATGTCAGACGCACTAAGATTACGGCTATGATTCAAGTTACTAAGAATCTTGTATCACTTAATCTACAAGCTTTGAAATCACAAAATAAACAGATTCCTCCCATGCTTGCTCAGACTGCTGTTGCGCTCGGTATTGACCCGAACAGCGCTGGCGGTGATATAAATGCTCTACAATCTATGACGCCTGACGATGCTACTAAGTACATCATGGGTGACTACGCATATGGTATTGCCACTGGAAACTCAGGTGCTAATAAACCGGCTGAGATTAACGCCCCGCTGTCCGATAAGCAGAAAAAAGCCCTAGAGCTTCTAAAATAATCAGGAGGATTAAATGGCCACTATTGCCGACTTAGAGCTTTCTCAGCAAGGCAAAGATTTTATTGCCTCTATGGTGAAGCAGGGTAAGATTCCTGATGAAGACTTGGATGCTATGTCAACTGATGTTGCTAAGGTATCTGACAGCACTAAGGAATTACTCAGAAACGCCGTTAGAGGCCAGTTTGTTACTGCTCCCAGTGGATGGGAGAGTGATAGCACTCTTGGTAAAATACGCCAGAAGGTGGCTGGGTCTGAGGCTGTTAGCACAGTGGCTGATTACTTACAGGGCACTGGACTAGGGCAGGTTCTTGGTAATCCAGATAAGTACGATATTACTAATATGGTTACTGACCCCGCTACTATAGGTAGCGTAGCTGCTCAGGCTATACCAGTTGTAGGGGAAGCAGCTATGGCTGCTAAAGGTGCAGCCGCTCTTTCTAAGGTGCCTATGGTCCGTAACATAGCTGGAACTGTGGCAGAAACTGCTATGCAGACTGGCAAAGGCATCATAGGGAATGTTGCCGCTAGGCAGGCTGTAACCAATGAAGGCGTCGGTCAGAGTATTAAATCAGCTACTGGTGAAGAGTTGGCTGGTACCGCTTTAGGCGCCGCGGTTCTACCCGGTTTTCATGCAATTCAGGCAATTCAAGGCAAAGGTGACCTTATACAGACACCAGCCGCCCTGAGTGAGTTTGTGTATAATAGACTTAGCAAGACGTTTAATGACGAAAAGAGTGACACATTCCTAGGAGCTTCCCGCAGATTGGGGCTACAGCCCGGCACTGATTACACTCTAGGCATGGCTACTGAGCAGGGTTCAGGAAAGCTAAGAAAAGCAGAAGAGTTTGCGGCTATATCCCAGAAGGTTATAAAAGGTAGTACTTCTATAGAAAAGGCAGCGGAGAGTGCCAGAGCTAGGCTTCAAAGAAGTCTGTATACTCAAGTAGTTAAGCAAAACCCTACTAGAGGCGCGTCAGGTATGACCCTTTCTACCGGCGAAGTTGTTCCATTTATGTCTCGCCCGGACGCTATTGAAGTTGGCAATGCTATTGAGAAAGCCGCCGTTTATCAAACTCTGTCTGACATACAGAACAAGGGTATTGAACTACCGGGTAACGTGATTGAGCTAATAAACGGCCGTAAGTATGGAGAAGCTGTAAAAGCACTTGACAAGGGCGTTGTTAATGATGCTTATACTAAAGCCAGAGCTAAGGCCGCTCCGCTCAAGGTAGATAGAGAGTGGGCTACTAGCTATCCCGGCCTTAGTGACGCCAGATACCAGAATATTGGCAGTGCCATTGGCCAGCCTTATGGTACTGGTTCTGAGCAAGAAGCAGTAAGAAATATTGATAGAGTTATCAATGATTACGTAATTAAAAATAGCGATGTTGCTAAGCGCTTGGGCTCAGAAACTAACCCGCAGTACAAGATAAAAGCTATTACTGTAAAAGACATCTTTGATGCCAGAGATGAATTAAAGGCTATGCCAGCGATGAGTGGCAAGGCCGAGGCCTATAGACAAACTGCTATTAGCACTATGGATGACATGCTTACTGAGCTTGGTCACTCAAGCACCAAAGAATATAGTGATGCTGTTGGGGCTATTAGACAAGCAGAAGCTACACGCGCTGAGTATCAAGGTATAGTTGATAAGCTAAAGGAAATAGTTCCGTACGACACGAAGGGCGTGGGAAGCGCTGTAAAAGAGCTATTTCAGTTCGACGGTCAGGGCTCATTCAGAGGTATTGACTTGGCTAAGTGGAATAACTTTGTAAACTCTTATGGAAACACCCCTATGGGGCAAAATGCTATAAAGATGACAAAGCAGCACCTAGCGGACCAGATAGCTACAGAAATTGCCGGTAGAACCAGCCCGGATATTAAGCAAGGCGCTTTTAATATTACTAAGTCTGCCGAGGCTATCAACAAGGTTGTTGGCAAATATGGCGAACGCCAAATACGTGAGATACTTGGGCCTGACTTTCTGCAATTTGTAAAGGATTATCAGACCGTTGCTGACCATATGAGTACTCTGCTAAAGGAAGCTAAAGCAACTACTTCGTCTGGTGGAGATAAGAGCCCTCTGCAACAGTTCAGAAGCCTCCCTATACTTGGGCTAGCTATGCTTACATACTATGCACCCGCTGGCACCGCGGCAGTTGCCGTGCCTTCCCTAGGCATGGGTGCCCTCATGTCAAAGCTTTATTTCAGTGGCCTTCCCAAAGCAGTAGTGACTGGTGAGTATGTTATAAACAAGCAGGCTTTGCAAAGCAGAGCTATAATGACTCGTCTTACTAATGGGTTGTTCAATAGCGCAACAGAGCTTACTGACGAAGATAAGCAATTTATAATGTCTATAATGGAGCCTAACAATGAATCTGATTCAAATATTGGGCCGGTTGGCGCACCTAGTGACCCCGGCTCCACTATTCCCACAAGAGGTGGAAACTCTAAAGAAGAGTTCCAACAGTACCTCAACAGCATCCCAAATGGAGGCAGTCAAGGCACAAGTGGGAAAACCCAGAGCCCTGACGGGTTTAGTCAGGGCATGAACCAAGGAGTAATGAATGCGACCACTAATACTGGCGATACTGCTGGCCTTTATGGCATCGGCGGTTCCGCTAAAGCCAGTGGGGATACCGGCGTAAGTAGCAACTACGCGTCAGAAGTATCCCGCACTCTAGTAGCAGGGGAAGAAGGTTTACATACGAAAGTTTATAAGGATGGTAATGGTTTCAGAACTGTAGGCTTCGGGTTTAACATGGATGCGGCAGGTGCCGAGGCTGAGTGGAAGCAGTCCGGTATTCCTGAGAGCTATACTAAGGTATTAGCAGGCAAGCAGCAGCTATCTAATGAGTCTGCTGTGAAGCTGTATGATGTTAAGCACGCTAAAGCTGAGAATATTGCTAAAGCTGTCGTTAAGAGCTACGATAGCTTGCAACCCAACCAGCAGGCGGCTCTCACGAGCCTTGCGTACCAGCTTGGTAAAGCTGGGCTCAGTGCCTTTAAAAACACTTTAAATTCGCTTGAGAAAGGCGACATGCAGGGTGTTTATAATGGGCTGGTTAATAGCAAAATGGGTAAGACTGATAGTCCTATCCGCACTAAAATTCAAGCTCTTATGCTTACTCAGAACATGAGTCCTGAGCAAGCCGAACAATATCTGCTTGATACAAAGCAGATTAAAGAGACGCAGTTGCGACATACGGTGAAAGACCCGCGCATAACCGCTCTCTTGACCGGAAACAAGGTGGCTTAACATGACCTTCCTCCTGTGCTTGGCCACCTTGCTCCTATGCTTGATAGGAGCTAAAACTGGTATAAAAGTAATATCAGACTATCAAACCCACTGGAACTTTAGTTTAAAGGATTTGTGGGATTGTGAAGATAGCGCATTAACTTATGCAACTGTAGCAGCAAGCACTGGTGCTTGTATAGGGCTAGCTCTCATGCTTGCGGCGTGGGTGTTTACTCAGCAGAATCTTGCTGGTATAGAAAAGACTGTGTGGGCAATGAATCATTTTGCTACCGCTAGCTCTATTGTGGGGTTCCATCATATGGCTGCACGCTATCTCAGACGGCATATAAGAGACTCTAAGGTGGACTAACCATGTCGGCTGTACCATCGTTTATAGATATTATGAAAGAAGCAGCGCCGTTTGCGTCTGTGTCTGCTTTATTCGTATTTGTAAAAAGTCTTGTAATAGAGTCTTATCGTAATCCTAAGAGTCTGCTGATTGGGGTAGCAGGTGGTGTACCCTTAGCCAGCTTAACTGGTCTATCAGCTTTTGATGCAGGGTACGGAGTATACTCAAGTTTGCTTATTACATCAGCATGCGCACTGGTGTACGAGCATATAATTGCAGCGGTCATAAACAGCGGCCCTGCTATCGGTCAAGCTTTAAAGGACCGCATACTAAGGCTGTTTAATAACACAGGAGTAAAGTAATATGTTTAGTTGGCTCGACGGTAAGAAGACTTACCTTGTTATGGCTGGTGGTGTGCTTACCGCTATTGGTGGGCTTATGAGTGGCACTCTGGACACTGCGTCCGCGGTAGTGCTTATTCTCAACAGCCTCGGCTTTGGCGCTGTTAAGAGCGCTATTAGCAAGCTGTAAGTAAGCTCATAATAAAATAAGGCTCCCCTAAGGGGAGCTTTTTTGTTAGCTACGATAGGCCCCATCTTTGCTTATATTTCTGCGTATTATCTAATCTTCCAACTGTCCAAAAAGGATTCATATCATTACCTGCACTTTTTCCAGTATCCATGATATGCTGTATAAGTGTCTTCTCTACAACTCTTGAGTCAAACCCTTCTGAATCAAACCAAAAATGGTGTAAATAAGCATCACTTTTGGACAGAAATCCTTGATTGTGGCACATCTCTGGTAATCCGTCTACCTTAGTACAGGGCACAAATACTTTTGTTGTGGGCGGATAATCTATAACTGTATCGAGGAAATATATTGACAACGGCTTATATTTCAGTTTAGTCACTACAGCTTATCCTACTTTTTATTTTGTCAGTAATAAAATGGTAGCCGTACTTGGAATTGAACCAAGGTCAACCCGTTATAAACAGGCCGCTCTACCATTGAGCTATACGGCATTAAATAGGCGGGGTTGGGCGACAAGCACCCGGCCCCATATTTAATAAAACTGGTAGCCCTAGCAGGAGTCGAACCCACATCGCGGAGGTAGAAGCTCCATGCTCTATCCATTGAGCTATAGGGCCATAAATAGGTGGTAGGTGGGAATGGCATATTACCCACAAGAGACTAACAGAAGTTACACCGTTTATTCGTCTCTGCTATAGCAGGTGGTGTCCCACACTTAGCCTCATTGGCCCGGCACAACCCGTTACTATACACGTTATACAGCTTCTCACACCGTATTATTCCGTCACTACCTATTCTAGCCAGCTTAGCTAGAATTTAATTGCCCCCGCTATCAGCCTTCCTAAAGTCAGCTTTTAGCGTATTGTGTATTTGTTCCTCTTTGGAGGGGCAAGAAGTATTTATCTCCTCATCTGTAAAGCATACTACTATACGTACGCATACTTGTCAAGGTAATTCTAAATTATTTTAGAATCCGAAGTTATCTCCGCTTTCTTGATAGGCTGTGGCTCTAACCTCAAAGAAGTTGGCATGCTCAACTCCGGCCATCATCTCATCAATCCACGGCAGTGGGTTGGCAGCAACTCCGAAGTTGGGCTTTAGACCAAGCTGAACAAGTCTACGGTCAGCAACATATCTAATATACAGCTTAACATCACTCTTGTCAAGCCCCTCTATATCGCCCATTTCAAAAGCTAGGTCAATAAAGGAATCCTCAAGCTCAACCATCTTTCTAGCAATGTCATACAAGCTTTTTTTAAACTCGTCATTAACAATGTCAGGATGGTCCTTAATGATAGTTTTAAACACCTGAATCATATAGTTGCAGTGAATGGACTCATCCCTTACACTCCATGCCACTATCTGCCCCATACCGTTCATAAGGCCGCGGCGAGGGAAGCTTAAAAGCATAGCAAAACTGCTAAACAATTGCATACCTTCAAGGAAGGCAGAGAAAATAGCTACCGAGCGTGCAACAGCCTCAATACTGGATTCTTCATTAACATGCGTATCCAGAAGATAATCATGCTTTGCTGCCATAGCAGCATATTTAGTAAATGCCTGAAACTCAGACTCCGGCATACCCACAGTATCCAAAAGCATCGCATAAGCCTGCTTGTGAATACCCTCAAATGCGCCGAAGGTCATCATCATATCGGCTAGCTCACTATTCTTGAATACGCGCAGATACGTAGTGGCGTAAGCATTAGCAACTTCATGGTCACCTTGTGTAAAGAACCGGAAAATTTGCGTTAGCAAATTCTTCTCCTGTGGGGTAAGCTTACTGTTCCAGTCAAGCATGTCACTAGACATAGGCACTTTTTCTGGAATCCAGAAAGAGCGAAGCTGCGCTAGTCGTCCGTCGTTAGCCCACTGATACGTAAACGGCCTGTAAGCAAGGCTCTGCCTAAACAGTGGACTTTTAGATTCATACACCTTCATTCACATTTTCCTCCCTAGTTATTACCATGTACTCAGTGCCCGTCCAAGGGTCAATTTCTCCAGCAATCTTTACAGCCTCCGCTGCGCTATGCCCTAAGTGCATAGCTGTATAAGCTATATCCTTGCCTGAGCCTATAGCATAAAACGGATGCCATACAGGGTCACTGGGCAGGAAGCTATTATCAAGAAGTACGGCGTACCCCATAATATCTATTATAATAGCTTCAAAGCTATTTGACTCGCTTCCTCTATCAAATGGAAGCTTATCTTGTGGCATTCCTGCCTCCACCCAATCACGCACTGCCTTAGGTACTCCCACGCAGCTTGCACTTACTCCTATAAAGCTACCGTTAGTAAGCTTAAACACCTTCTGCTTGTAGCCTACGGGCATCTTGTCAAAGCCATAAGCTCTTGTATCTCCTGCCATTTTTCCATGCTTGTATGCGATAGTAGTCATATCTTTTATCCTTGGCAGCTAAGGCATTCGTCATAAGGCTTCTCTTCAAAGTCTCTCATCTTATCACTAACTGCTTGTTTACTAACAGTTTCAGCACGTTCGGCTTCCACAGTACGGCAGTAGTACAGAGTCTTAACCCCAGATTTCCATGCCCGCATATGGTCATTGTGCATGCGTCTTCCACTGCTTGGGTCATTGAAATCATAAAACAGATTTATACTTTGAGCTTGGTCAATCCATCGCTGCCTATCAGCAGCATGTTGGACAATCCACGCTTGGTCAATATCAAAGGCTGGCTTAAATACTTCCTTCTCAATATCCGTAAGGAAATCTAGGTGGCTAACTGCTCCTCCGGCGTTTACAATGCTCATCCATACGTCGTGCGTATCTTTTCCATACTTACGCAAAACATCTCTGAAATGCCTTGTGTGTACGTGTGCGGTGGCATCCTTAGTCTTCTTATTGAAAGCCACGGCTGGATAAGGCTCCACACCGGGGCTAGTACCAACAATATCCGCGGAACTTGCGTTAGGGGCGATAGCAATAAGGTGCATATTACGCTTCTTGCGCTCGGGCGACTGACCCAGCACGTAGTTGCCTTCTAACCAATCCAGTGCTTCACCTCTCTCTACAGCCAAGTCGTGAGTAGCGTCACATGCCTTACTATACATATAGGCAAATACACGTTTGTTAATTACCGATGCAATAACGCTATCAAAAGGAACACCACGCTTCTGCAAATAAGCATGGAATCCCATAGCACCAAGACCAATACTGCGCTCTCTATTAGCAGAATAAGCGGCATTGTGCATAATATGGCCCTTATGTAGATACTGCATCACAAAGCTAGTGATAACATTATCAAGCATTCTAACCAAATCAGCAATAAACGTAGGGCTGTATGACCATTCGTCAAACTTTTCCACATTAACGCTGCTTAGGCAGCACACCGCTGTACGGTTAGTACCACTATACGGGTCTACACCTGTAGGAAGTGTAATTTCACTACAAAGGTTTGATTGAACTACCTCTAGGCCGAGGGCCTTCTGCTGCTCCGGCTGGGCCCTGTCTACGTTTCCTTTAAACATAATGTAGGGCTCACCAGTCTTCTTACGGGCTGTAAGTATAGCCCGCCACACTTCTTTAGGCTGAACCCAAGCCACACACGTATTAGTGCTAGGGTCAATAAGTGGATATGTAGCTTCGTTTGTGTTATTTACAAGCTGCTCTTCAAGCTGCTGCATAAACTCGTCATCAATAACAACACCATGATGGAATCCAGTAGTGCGGCATCTACGGGAGTCATCTCCACGCTCACTACGGATTTCAATGAACTCCATAATTTCAGGATGACTTACCGGAAGATAGGCCGCATACGAGCCTCTGCGAGTAGCGCCTTGGTTAAACGCCATCATAAGGTCTTCCGTTACCTTTACAAACGGAATTACCCCTGTAGATGTACCACCTCTGGAAATACTGCTGCCTAGCGGCCTAACATCGCCCCAGTACCCACCTACTCCACCGCCGATGCTGCTAAGCCAAGAGCTTTCCCCATAGTGGTCAATGATTCCTTCTCTGGTGTCCTCAACGCGGTTAAGAAAGCATGAAATTAAATCTCCTCGGTCCGTACCAGAATTTGCCAAGATGGGGGTAGCAAACATAAACCACAGGTTACTAGCGTAGTCATAAATACGTTGAGCCATTTCGCTGCTATCTGATGTAAACACAGCCGCTCTGGCAAACGTAGCTTGGTAGCATCCGCCATCTAGCTCTTCCTGCGTCATGTATCCTTTACGCAGGCGTGTCTTAGCAAACTCAGTAAGTGCATTATCTCTCTCTGGGTAAATAGTGATAGACAGTGTATTGCCAAGAAAGTTTTTGCCTTGATATTCCATAGATGTGTACATAATTATCCTGCTCTGCTATATGTTGATGTGGTAGGTTATAATTATACCACTAGGACTGCTGCTCGTCAAGTATCTTTTGAAATCTTATTTTCCACTCTTCTACTCTATGCCCTATGGTTGCACATATACCGCCTAAAGCGAAGGCTGGCTGCTGCCCTTCAAGCAACATAACATTAGAAATAAGGGTTGGAAGCTCCTCAACTGCACTAAGGACTTCACCCATAAACTTGCTATACTCATCGTTGTTCATTTATAACACCTTTCCATTTTCCATAGTCCTTTCCCTCTACACATTTAGTAACATACGTGTTTGTCAAGGTAAGGCTGTATTCCCATATTCCTACACCATGTAAGCAGTGCAGCCCTATAGCTTTTAAAGCATCTGCTCTGGCTTTATATAGCTTTGGTCTATGGTCCCAGCGTGGGTCCTTATCTGGATTAAAATACATACCGTTGCTACCTACTATGACATACACGTGCTGCTTCTCAGGTGACCACATAATATTATTACGTTTACGTGGCCTACCATCTTTTCTTAGTTTTGTGTGTATAACTTTAGGCATAATAATTACTAGTTAATTATCCAGTTCTTGCGCGGCTTGCAAGGCTTTGTCTATAATTTCGGTTGGTGTGTATTCTCCACATTGCCCGCTAAAGTTACTTCCATGCTTTTTGAACGCTTCCTCAAACTTCTTAACATCTTTCAAAGCACCTTCATAAATAGCAATAACCGCCTTGGCCTTAGCGAGTTCGGCTTCGGTGGTGGCGTTATTTGATTTATCGCTCATCGTCGCTTTCCCTCACGATTTCATAGTTCTTCTTGAACTCTTGTTCGGTAAGGACGTTGGAATCGTCATCGATAATATATCCATATCGATGACGGCCAAAGTAGTCATCCAGGCAGTAAACTTGGACGTCCTCCCCGGATTTTTTGTTGATAGCGGTAGTAATGAAGCTACTCATCGTCAATCTCCTCATTATTCATGGCGATACATACTTTCATCTTGGCTTCATTTTCCGTGGCATACCAAAACTTCTCTCCGTCAGGTGCCACAGCTACCCAACATCCTGTTTTCGCGTGGAACTGTACAGACCACTGGCACACAAACATATCTTTGAGTTCAAGCATCACTCCACCTCCTACTTCACGACGGATTCGGGTGACAGGGCGCGGATTGCCTTTAGAGCGTCCTCCGGTTCTTTCGTATAATGAAGTACGTCACTGGCAGCAGAGTAAGCCTCCATAGCAGCCTCCTGCTGCATTTTCCGTGCCCCTTCAACCTGCGCCTTGAAAAAGGCCTCATCGAATGCGTCAAAGTATAGGTCAACATCTTTCAGATTGGCCGCCTCCATGAGCATGGAAATAAGGGCCTGAGTCTTTTTGGGGATATTAGCCCATTCACGTGCGGTTTTCATTTCCCCGCCTCCACAATCGCCTGCGCCTCGCGGATGGTGGTGAGTGTATCCGAAGTTCTATTAAGCAGATTCAACAACCTTTCGGCCTCTGCCTTCCTATTTGTGTTCATATAGATAACCATTTTTGCCTCAGATTCCACCTGTCGCACAAATGCGTAGACTTCCTCCAAAGCCTCCACCGCCTTCGGCAACTGCGCCGCAAGGGCTGCGTTTGCTTTGGCGTCATAACGCATCAGTTCGTCTTGGGAAAATGCCTGATTGGTATTCCCAATCTGAATGCGAATTTCCTCAGTGTACTTGGTACCCGCCAGCAAGTCATCAATCGTTTTCATTGGAATACTCCCATTTCATATTCATACGCTTCCATTTTATCCTTGGGAGGCTGATAGGCATGCTTGTCTTGCCAGCGGCCGTCCGGCAATTGCCGATACCCCAAGCTAATAAGGAACAGCGCGATTTGGTAATGTTCGTCACTCATTTTCCCTTCTCCTATTTATCCGATGTATTTACCATCTTGGTCAGTTACTACACAATAAAATTCATAAGATATGTATAGAACTATTAACAAAGATAAACACACAACTTTATCATTCATTCACGTTACCAGTTCGTCAAGATATGGCTTGTGGTAATTGGGACCCTTTAAAATCTTTCCTATAGGCCGGGTAGGGTCATAGTTTCCGTTCTGTCCATTTATAATAGGCTTTCCGTCGTCACCGAGCTTGCTCATATTACTATCATGAATAATATCAACGGCTTGGTCTAGGGGAATACCAAGAATATCGGCTGTTCCATAGTTAATATACTCCATATCGCCCATGGCGTCAACAACTTCTACCTTTAGGGCATGCTCAGAAAGCTCAGTACCCGCATACACGTCCTCTTCCGTCATTAGCTCAGACTCTCTGTATCTGAGATAATCACCAATCATATCGCAATCAACGCCACTTTTTTCAGAGATTAAATGAAGCACTGCCTCCTCAAATTCAGCAAATTCCTCCAACATAAGGCGCAGACGCAGTGCCAAAGTTTTAGACGACCATTCGTAGTCTGTGTTAATGCCGAAAGCTTTGTGGAACTCATAAACTAAGTTTTCTGTTCTAGTCATGCTTAGTACTCCATACCTTTTGTTCTCTGTTTCTGGTGGATGTTCTATAGCATCCATTATGATACACACTACCAGCTTTGCTCATCTCTGTCAAGCAATTATATACACTTCTAGCAGGAATATTAAGCTCATTAGATATTTCTTCACAAGTGGCTGGGCCACCAGACAAATACAGCTTAATACTATCTTTGTTAGTATGTAACTCTTTTCTAGCCAAGGACCACACAAAGCTAATAACTTTTATATACAGCTTTAAAACTATATTACCCATCCGTTAAACTTCCTCTACTACTTGAAACCAGTGTTTTGTCTCTTGAGTACTTTCCGCACTCGTTGCACTGGAATCTTGAATATTTTCCTGCCGCCGTAATTGTGTACCCCCTGCGCTGCACGTTATTACTTCCGCAGTTAGGGCAACACATATCATGCCCACTTATAGACCCTATATTTGGATGTCTATCTGCCCAAGGCCGCAATTTATAGTAGACTTTCTCAAGTACATCAACATCTTGCTTGCTGTATTTAATCATCTCGCGTATAGCAGACACTTTTCCTTGGAAGGCTCTCATCCACAGGCCCGGGCTGGTCTGCATTTTTGCTCCTATGCCGAGCAACCGCGCTAAGTAGTCAAGGCGATTGGAGTTGAATCTAAACTTTTTTCTGGCAATCTTTAAAGTATCTACAGACGGTATGGCAGGAAGCGGAGTAAGCCCATGATATATTGCTCTGGCATTAAACATAAGCAAATCAAACCTATCACCATTATGTGCCACCAGCACATCAGCGCTGCTAAGAACATCATGTAGTTTCTTAACTACAACGTAGTCATCATGCGGATTAAGTTTAAATCTAGCCATATCGTCAAGAACACTTACATGGTGTGTTTTTCCATCAAGCTTCTTCCAAGAAGCACATATAAGATAGCGCTCACTCAGTAGATTAGCATAGTTTATATTTTCGTTTGCCTTATCATGCAAACTAAACAGAGCCACAGCGTTAAATCCAGTTTCTATGTCCCATAGAATAATGTTTGGCTTAGGCATATTTATTTATCTTCCTCACTAAATCCTTTATGTCTGCCCACCTTATGGTTAGCAGCCACTCTTTTCTATCTCTACGGTGAAGCACAACAGGAGTGTCCCCTCCTGCGTCACGTACAGCTTGCTCAACGGCCTCATAAAGATTAAGCTTTTCGACTCTCTTAATCTCGAAATGTACGCCTTCAATATCTGTGACAACATCGGGAGACTCATTGCTCCCTGAAAATTGTTGCCCTCTACGGGCTCCAACTCCGAAAGTCTCTGATATAAGTCTTGCTGCTTCTCGCTCACCTACTTTGCCTTTTGTTCTACTATTTACCATGCTAAAAATCGTATGTAATCATAGCTGCTAGGTTAGTAGCACTAACGTCAACGGAGAAATTGTTGTACAAAGTAGCATCTGGGTTGTCTATCCAGCCGCGGCTATCGCCTTTAAAGTCTGTGCCATCACGCTTTAGCTGCACAACCTTAACGGTGTAGCTTGGGCCTAGTACTTGTCGCAGACCTTCTACCTCTTCGTTGAACCCGCCATCGCTGATAATAAACACTTCATAGTTAGCATTTAGAGGGGACTGTATGCGCTGTCCTAAAACCTCGCCAAATGTCTGTTTGCCAAAGGCTGGCTTAACCCAGTCCTCGCTAAACGAGATAAGCACCTGCCGGGGAGGCATATCAAAGAATAAGGGGCTTGGCTCGTCTTTTAAAGGGGTTTCAAAGTAGGCATGGCGCTCATTCATGGTAAGCCCTAAAAAAGCAGCTACAGCGTCTTTAAGGCTGCCAGCAAACTTAACCTTAACTGCACACACACCTTGATTAGCAAGTTGGGATACAGTAGCGTCGGCAACTGTATCCTTACCGCTAAGTGGGGGGCCGTTTAATACTATTACCATAGGCATTACATGTATACCGAATCTGTTAATATATCAGCAAGTTGTTCATGCTCTTCAATAGCTATCTCTGCCGTATCGTTGGCTCTATCCTCGTCCTCATACACAAGACTTCTGGACATAAGTGTTGCCCATACCACAGCAGCAATAACTACTTTGTGCAAATAATCGTCCCTATACAGCATACCAGCTAGCTGCTTGGCATCCCATAGGGCAGTATCTGGTAAAGAGTCAGCAACACACTTGCTACTTTCGCTATCTATCTCAATATTTATCATGTCTTAAACTAACTTAATACCGGGTATCTTTACTCCGTTAAAGGGTTGAAGATAATAAATCTTCTGCTCTCCACGTTTTGCAGCTACAGCATCAGGCCACAGCAGCTTTACATACGGAGTTCTTGCCCACTTAGCAGGTACTCTAATATTTCCAGTAGGCTCACCCTTGTATAGCTCCGGCTCACCATCGGGAAGCGGGGGGCGTTCCTTGCCATAGGCCGCACGCATATCACTTTCAAGCTTGGCTACCATACTGTCGTTATGAATCATGTAGTCGTCAGTAACTTCTACATCTTTCCACTCGCCATTATTTTTATTGATTACCAGCCAGCCTTTGAACGGCTTATTAAACATTTTGCTATAGCCATATCCCTGCGGGATATAATTATAGTCATCATGCTCAGCTAGTGTATCTTGGCTTGCCCACTTAGTCAGATACGCATCATTATGAGCGGTTTTTATATCAATAATGCTATCTAGGTTTGGCTGCCAGTCACACGTTCCAGTAATATCGTCAGGAATTCCTTCCATTCTAAAGCTGCCTCTTACCTGAAACTCTTCTGGCCTAGCAATTCCAGCCATGCGCAAAAGCGCTACCACAAGTGCTTCAAGAACCTTACCTTGGAAAAATGTAACACGCATCTTAGCAGAAAAATCTTCCTTTACATCAGGATAGTTTTTCTTGCACCATAGCAGCAGGGGGTCTTGGCCCAAATTACTAGTTCTGGGGAACCTAGGATGGTCTACAAATATTTCTTCCAGCGCTGATTTCATAGAGTCCAGATAGTCCTGCATGATGTCGTCGGGGACTTTCATCCCCGACCCACCATTTTGCTCTACAAAAGCAGTAAGCGCCTTAGCGTACTTAGCCATTGTCTGAGGTCTGCTCGTTGACACCGCCATCAAACTGAGGCATCTTCTCAAACACAGAAGCATCAGCGGTAGCTTGGTCAATAAGGTTAGCATACTTGAACACAAGCTGCAACATCAAGTCTGCGTCCGCAAGAATCTTCTTGGGAACACCGCCTTGCTGAGACACCATATTAAGAAAGGCGATAGACGTATTCAGAGCCGCTTGGCGCCCAATACGCTGCCCATTTTCAACCATATACGTGTCTCTGTCCATTCCAGCTTTGCCGCCAGACGATGCTTTGCCGCCGCTAGAGTAGCTCTTTCCCGCTCCTCCAATAGCTGACACCTTGTATTCCACCCCGTACTTACCGGGACTGCTGGATACTTCTACTTCCATGCCATTAGAGAACCCAATAGGACAGTTACCGTAATACACTTTTTCAAACAACTGGTCATTAACCTCAAACTTATAGAAATCAAATTTGCCAGCCTTGAATTTGGAAAGATTTACGACCTCTCCCTTAGCTACAATACCCATTATTGGTTACTCCCGTTGTCACTAATATACTGCACAGCCTTAGTACTTTCTCCGTCCTTAGTAATGACAAGAACACCAGCAACCTGCTGCATATCCTCATCAGTAAACGATGCAACCTCTTGAACACTCAGAACTTGAGTGGGCATTTCGTTGCCATCAATCTGGTACACCGCGTACATAATAGGCTCAGTAGTTACAGCGTCATAGGACAGCAGACCAAAGCGGGGAAACTCAGTCTGCGTCTGGAACAAGACACGTTTACCGTCACCGGCCACATCAAACAAAAGCTTGACGGGCGTAAGTCCATTGTATACGGTTGTAGCATTGTTGATAATATCAGCAACATCTTCACTCTTTACCAAGAGCTTAGGGTCAACGATATTAAGGTTAGTTTTGGCCTCAGCCGTTTGCATATTGGTCATTTAATATACTCCTGTTGTTCATACCAGTTGCAACCATAAGATACATCAGTATCAAGCGGTACGTCAAGGGTTTTTCCAAAATATTCATGGAATATCTTAGAGGCCCCTTCCATAGCCTCTTTAGTAATGGTTACAGCTTCATCAAGGCTATCACTATCGGCATCAACTACGTTTGAGTCGTGTACCGTAGCAATAAGCTTAATATTTTCCTTGCTCTTTGTCTTTCTCCATATGCCAAGGATAGCGCACTTGTTAATAGCATCGGCAAGAAACTGCACTGGATAGTTCTTAGCTTTTGTTGACCAAGAGCCTCTATTAGCAAATGTAGCGCCCGGGAAGTCAAATATCACCCCAGTGAATGGACACACATACTTCTGTCTGCTAGCTACTTCTGCTTCTACTCTTTCTTGCCAAGCTGATAGCATTTTATACTTACCGTAGAAAGCATCGTAGATTGCCTTATCAACTTTATTCTTAGGGAAGGCACCATACTGAAACTCAAATGTTTTGGTCTTGGCCTTCTGTCTAAGTTTTTTGTTGCTAGCCTTCTGCTCTAAGTCTAGTTCCCTACCGTCAGTATTGATTACCCACTGGCCCGGGAAAGCAATATGTGCAGTATGGCTGTGAATATCAAAGCCTGAGGCAACGTCAGCGATAAGTAGTTCGTCGCCAGAAAGAATGCCAGCAACGCGAAACTCAAGTTGCCCATAATCTCTATTAACAATATAACCTTTTTCATATCTGCTCTTTACAAGTTTTTTAAGTGGGTTAGTACCTTCCCTAGGCCAGTTCTGCATATTAGGGTCAGAGCTGCTGAATCTGCGTGTGGCCGTAATATGCATGTTAAACGAGCCATGAATGTATCCGTCACTTCTTACGCCGTTAATAACGCCAGCAAAGTTGCTTGACTTCCATGTCTCAGCCTTAGAGTACGCCTGTAAGGCATTTAAAAGCTCTTTCTGTTTCTGAGTGACTCTGCCTGAGGCTAAAGCTGCTTCACTAACTTTAGAGCCCGCTGAGATGCCTTTAGCACCATACCACTTCTTAGTAGACAGCCAAGACACGTCCGGCTTCAGGTGAACACCGTACGGAAGCATTTCAAAGCACTGACTAATTTTGTAGTCTAGCTGACGCTGCGCACCATCGGCCCACGGCTTAAAATACTTTACAAACGCAGCCCACTCAGCGGCACAGTCTTTATCAACTTTTCCATTAGGACCACGGCGCAGTCTCATAGACCACACTAGCTCAGCTAGCTGGTCAGATGAGTTTAGATTGAACGATTGAGAATCTACACTAGGGTGACCCTTGCCGTACTTATTTACCACCTTAATGAGGGCCGCGGCAGCTTCGTGAAGTTGTCTGTCTAACTCTTGCTCTACCTCTTGCTTTAAAGCATCATTATATTTTGCCCCATTAAACTCCATATCTACCACTGCTCTAAGAACATCGTGGTAGAACTTGTGATACTTACTCTGCGCCTTTAGCTCTGGCGAGGATAGCTGTCCGATATACACTTTTGCTGTATTATCAACGTCTCCATACAGATAGCTGGCCAATATGAACATAGGTATTTTGTCTGTATTCACGCCTTTAGACCACATATCTTTCATAATATCCGGCTTGGGTGTGCCGCCATACTTGGGGGCTACTTCATTAAGGCCAAGACCCTCCCCGTCTTCTCTGTGCCTTCCACATAGAATAATATATTCTCGTAGCATAGTATCTCTAAGCTCAAGGTGTTCAACAGACATGCCAATTTGCTTTAGCCACAGCATGTCATACTTAATGTTATGCCCTACTAGTACCTTAGCACAGTCTAGCTTTGCTTGCAGTAACTCTTTACTGCTGCTCTTCCGCATATCGTATGACGTGTACGCGCCTGTGTGTAGGTCCTTCACGCCTACTAGTACGACACTATTAGTGTCATTAAACGGTGACCCAAAATCAGTTAATGCAGTGTCTTTACCATATTTACTTACCATAGTGAAGGTAGTTTCTAGGTCAAGAACAAGTGTTCCATATAAATCCATATTAACTCCTAGCATGCAGACCACTGGCACGTTGGCTCGTCTAGGCGAGATATAATAACTTCGTCTTCTCTGCCTAGTTTATTTTTAATAAAGCTAATATACCTAATGGAATGGTCTGCTCCCCCACGGGCCAGCCCAATAACATACTGAAACTTACCCGGAATATCTACCTTAGAATCGGCAACGTCCTGCCTATCAAGCTTTTTCTTGCCAGTTGCACTATCACTGGCCTGCGCCAAGCATACTGCAAAGAAATTATACTTAATTGCCAAAGACTTAATGCGCACAGCTAAACTTCCATACAGCTTATCCATCCGCATATCTACCTTCCTACCTAAGTCTAGGTCCTTAAAGTCATCAAGAATAACTACATCTGGCTTTATCTCTTTAACTAGGTTCTCAAGCTCTCCAACCGTCAAAGAGTCCACAGGGGCTAAGAATAATTTGCCAGAAAATTCCTTCATAAAATCTTCTGTAGCCTCTTGTGTGTGTATATCAAGCTCATTATCTGTGAGTGCCAATGCTGCTTGGTAGTATCTGCGTTGTAGGCTTACCTTGCTATCCTCTGCAATAGAGCAGTGCAAAACTTTTGCACCTTGTCTCATAAACCCAACAGCGTTGTATACAGCAAACGACGTTTTACCTACGTTGGTCAACGCAACAATAAGCATGTTTCTACCGGGGCCGCCGCCTTTTACAAGGTCGTTTAATTGGCTATCTTGCCACTGCCATTGTTGGCTAGCCTCATAGTCATCTTGTGCATCAAGCATATTGATAGTATACAATAGGCTATCCTCAGAGCCGTCTACATCTTCTAGTGATTGCAGATACGTCATTGCTTTAGCCGCCGCTGATTCATTATCTGAGTCAATAGCGTCAGCAAGTTCTTCTGCGGCAGATAGCATAATTCCACGTTTACGAATCTTGGTCAGCAAATACTCCGCGGAATCAGTGTCATCCACATCTTTGATAACGTGGTACACCTCTTTTAGCGCGGCTACCTTACTATCTGCTGCCCCACCCATAGTTGCCAAGTGAAGCTGCTCTAGCTCTTCAACAGAAATAGGGGATGCATGCTCATCGTAATAGGAACATAACTGCTGGTAGATAGACCAGTAATAGCCCTTGTCTTCATTAAATATAGCCTTCGTGATATAAGGGCTAAATTTAGCGAAGGCTTCCTTCGTCAATAGTGCTTTTATGATTTTCCCTTGCAGCATGCACAACTCTTTCTATATAATCTTCATCCCAGTATTTAGGGTCATTTAGTTTGTGATTAAATACGACAACACTATTGAAGTAATTGCGTAAATGTTCAGCTATACCTACTGCCTTATTGTAAGCATCGCTGTCTAAGCATATTACCAAGCTAGTAACTCCTACAAGTCTCTTCCACTCTAGCAACTTAGACAGCTTATAATCACTTACCACAGTGCCCATAAGAGCGCAGCTAGGATATACTCTAGCTACTCTTATAGCTGATAAAGCGTCCTCTGTCAATACCCCCCATACACCTTTTTTTATTGGTCTTGGTATGTATATAGGCGACTCTCCCCCTTTAGGAGACATCCATTTCGGCCCATGTCCTTCATTGTAAAAATATCTGCGGCGCTGAAACCATTCAAGGTCCCCTCCAAGTCCGTAGACTGGAATAACAATCTGTCCACTACCTGCAAGCTGCCCAATACGGTTGGAAGTAATTTCGTAATGAGTAACTCCGAGTCTTTCACATAGCCACTCTTCTCCGCTCCCTTGCACATAGGGTACATAATCCTCAGGGAGTACAACAGCCACCCTATCTGCTGTAGTGCCAGTGTCTTCGTTACTACTGGTAACTGGTCCTTTTGCTGCACGTAGTCTGTCGAGAGCAGACATGTGTATGTTACCGCCTTTAACAGGGCAACTAGGTTTAAAACAGTTGTACTGTAGCACTCCGCCACATTTTCTGACTCCAAGGCCACAGTCCCAGTCTTTCGGGAAGTCAAGTACGTCTCTGCGGAAGCATGGGCAATTTCCTCTACACGATACTTCCTCTCCATCCCTAGTTTCTCCATAGTTTTCAACTACCCAGTCCTTTATTCTGCTCTTTCGCATACCTAATACCCTCTTCCAAAATGTTCAGTGCTGCCTTGGTAATGCCTAAGTGCTTTCCAGAACGTATCATAGACCTACATGCTTTGTCAAGGTCATATGTGATATTATAATCAATATTTGCTTCCTCTGACAAAGAGTGCTTTTCTACCGAGATTGGGCTATCAATGTGCAGTACGGCCAAGATACTTCCTCCTGAGCGCTTCTTAATCCTCTTCACTACGGCCATATACCATCCGCCTTCTTTACGCCAGTGTCGGGCTACGGTATACTTTTTTTCTAAAGAGGGTTGACAGGCTGTTTTCATATGTTATACTTTCGTTGTGAGCGTTAGCGAACAACTAAACATATAGCTATAACTAAAGCTTAGTTATAATACCTGAAAGGTATTATAGTTTAGTTTAGCTTTAGCTTAGTTAAGCTTAGTTTCCATCTCCCGCTTTACCGCGGTAATTCTTGCTTTAACTTTTTCTAGGTCTGTAGGGAGCCACATAGACTCTGCGTCCTCTGACAGCTTAATTGCGTGACTAACCATGGCCCTAAGGTCGTCAGGAAGCTTGCACATTTGCTCTGCACACCAAGACATAGTTAGGCCACCACTCTCTGCCAGCCACTTGTCATATCCATCATTCAAAAGCCAGTGCCTAGCTTCGGTAACATCCCTTGCCCAAGGGACAATATCGCTGTTAGGATTCCCGCGCTGGTATGCCACATATGGCATAAGTTTACGCACATGCTCTTCCGCATGCATAGGGACGAGAAGATGCATAGCATCGTGAATAGCTTTCAGAATCATACCGGCAGCTAACTTCTTATAATCTCCTGCGCGTTCCTCGTACTTAGGTATTTGTTTAATCAACTCTTTTCTCCTATTTAGTATGAGTATACTACCGTAGTATATGCAATATGTCAACAATATATTTATACAATTGAATTAAATATAACTTGACAAGCAGATATACGTGTGTTAGTATGTGCTGTCAAAGAGTGATAGATTGAATCTCTAATGACTGGGCCCGGATTCTTACCCTTTCTTACCGGGCCTATTTTTATGATTGACATGTGTATATTTTAGTAGTAGATTTACACAGCATAGAAAAAGGAGAAACATCTATGCGCGACTTAGCTACTATCGTTTACGAAGAATACCGCTTACTGCTGCTCTTTTACAAAGAGCGGAAGACAGCGGAGGAGCGCGGAAAACTGCTGCAAAGCATTGTGGACCAGAGAGTTCTGTGTCGCAATAACGGAGTGCCCCACGACACTCTGTGGGAGCTTGAAAGGGCTACCGGCATTGCGGACGAGACAACGTTCTGCATGCTTATCGGCATGAAAGCCCGTGACGAACAACTTGGGCTGCCGCTGTGAGCAAGTGGTTTGTACCTAGAAATCCTAGGCTGCCACTTTTCGAGATTGCAGAAAGCAACAAGCATACTGCAACTCCCTCAGCCAATGATGCGAGAGTGCCTACATTAGCCTGCCCTCGCATAGAGTCGTGTAAGCTGTTGAAATTATGTAATAAAAAATAACGTAAAATATACTTGACACCTGCTTCGGCAGGTGTTATTTATTATACAACAGTAGAAAGGAAAACATAATGGACTACAAATATTGGGTAATGGAACGACCTGTAGAAGGCAGTGATGGATATGCCTGTTTTTGTCCTTTGGAGGTTGACGAAGAGGGAAGGGTATTAGCAGTACTAGACGGCTTAAATATTGTATCAACATTTGCCGCTTTTATGAAGGTGCATGACCCTGACGGCGTAGTAATGGTAGACAATATATCTAGCTTTAGTAATCCTGAAAGGGTAGCTTAATGAAGCAAACGGAGAGAAGTAATTGCTGGGCTTCTATATTTGCAAAGCAGGCTAAGCTTGCAGAGATAGATAATGTAACTACTATGTATACCATGCTTGATTATCTTGATGAGCTTGGGGACACAGAGGGACCTAAGAGCGTTATCAAAGAAATTAAAGATATGATGAAGGATATTGAAATTATGTATCCTAATAATTTTGGAAGGGAACAGTAACATGCATAAGATTTTATTTTTGGACGTTGACGGAGTATTTACTAGCAAGCGTGTCCACGTCGCAACAGGAGGAGGCATGTCTCTGCACTGGAATGGGTGGGACCCGGTAGCCGTAAAGTTTATCAATGACAACTTCGGCCCTAACACGGGATGGAAAGTGGTTATTAGCAGCACTTGGGGTAAAACTTTTGATTTTACGAGCATGTGTGATATTATGGGTGCCGCTGGACTACGCCTTGACCTGCATGAAGAGTGGAATACTCCCACTATCGGGCACTATCAACGTGGTGAAGAAATTCAAAAGTGGCTAACTGACAATGATATGGACTGCATGCAAAGTAAGCACTATATTATTGTTGACGACAATGATGATATGCTTGCAACACAGCAGGACAACTTCGTAAAAACTAGTACTGATGACGGCATCTTGTCAAGTAACTATTCAAAGCTAATTTCTTTGAAGAATATTATTGACAACGCACATCAAGAAGAGTATATTAACTGAGCATAAAGCAAAGGGCCTTATGCTAACAAACTAAAAAGGAATATGAATAATGTCTGTCTTGAGTATCTTTGGTGGTGAAAGTTCTTCGTCTATCGAACTTTCACTTGTTAAGGAAGTAACTAGGCTCTATAAGATTTGGAAGGTCACTCGTGATAGCGGCAAGTCCACGGAAGCTATTGAAAGCTTTATTGCGGGTATGTATGAGCTCGGGTGCGACATCAATAAGGAAGTTACACAAGGGGTGTTTGTGCGCATCGCTAATCTTATGACTAGTGAAGAAGCACAGGAACTTGGAAAGAAAATTGGGCAAAACTGTTCGGCAATCAATAAAGTAGTAGCCGACACGCCTGACTTTGATAAGCCGATTGGTGTGTTTATTGAAGCACATAACTCAAATTAATACAGGAAGCCCCACATATGTGGGGCTTTTTATTACTTAAAATTGTTGACATTGCACTTTTGCTGTAGTATATGTAGCATTAGCAATAAAGGAACACAGCATGATACTGACTAAACTATTTATATTTATTAAAGACGATGTAGTTAGAAACCGTATAAAATCTACAGTTGAAGTAAGTATGATGCCGGTAGACATTTTTCTGCACGAGGTTCTGCACGTATCCGCTTGGTTTACTGCAACAGGACTTCTTGTAGGAAGCAACCTTATTGTGTGGGCTATCCTATGGCTTACAGAGCAAGAGCTAGAAGACGAGGAGCTATAGCATGCGAAAGCTACTTAAATTTGCTATCAATATTGGTACACTGGCATCAGCAAGTTATTTTCTCTATCAAGGTGGTTCTGAGCCTATTTGGGTAGGACTTTGTGCCGCGGCGGCCTTTGTGCTGGGCGCTTCTCTAGGGGAAGCGTGGGAAGAGTTTCTAATTGGCATTGGCTGGGCCGAGAATCAAAAAACAGGCCTAAAAAAATCTTAGGCGTATTGACACGGTATAAATAGTGTGCAAGTGTACCAACACAACAGAAAGAGGAAAAATGACTTACGAAACAAAAGTTACAGCAGCGGCTGCGCTATATATAGCCGAGTCTATATTGAAGGAATCACAAAAAGGCAAAGAGGCATCTATTATGGATACTGCCGCCAAGTGGGCGTGGGTTGGGCTTATGCTGGGAGCCACTCTTAACAACGGCAGTGACGACGATGGCAAGTCAATGGCTGTGTTTATTGCTAGACTTGGGGACAAGTTTCTAAGTAAGGATAGCTTGCGGGGACTTCACGCAATGGCGGCCGCGTTAGAAGCTGGCAACAATGCCGAAAACGGGAGCATCAACTAATGGAATGCACAGCGACTCTAAATGGGGCCAAAGACGGCATGGTGTGTTGGCTTGTTACTATTAACGGACAAACCTTCAGCTATGGAGAGGGCATTGGCCATTTTGTCACTGGTGGAAAGATGTGGAAACATCCTGAGGAAGTGGCAGACGCAATTGCTAAATACATTGCAAGCAAGGGTAAGGTAAACATACGAAATATTCAAGACACTTTGTCAGACTTTTACAAACCCACCTCACGTCTGCGTATTGCATCGTTTGGATTTATTCTAAAGAATGTTGAACCACCCAAGCTTGACGACGTGTTGTATTGCCTTGTCTCTGATGCAGAGGCAGAAAACATGGGCTTTGCTGACTGGTGTGATAACTTTGGCTATGACACGGACAGCCGTTCAGCTTTGGCAACATACCTTGAATGCCAAGAGACTGCAAGCAAGCTGCGTAAGGCCCGCGTGAATATTGAGGCTGAACGCGAACGACTTGCAGGATATTAAAAATGCTCATTGTGACATGGTTAGTATATATTTTCTGCGCCCTACTGTTTGCCTTTATTTTTGAGGTATTTAGTGAGTAAAAAATATTTTTTAAAATGTGTTGACAACACCTAGCACATAGCACATGGTGGGTATGTCAAAACAAGTAAGAAAGGAAAGTTATGACAAAGCTAGTAAACAAAATTGAGTGGCAAGATGTTGTCTATGTTGGATGCATCGCGCTGCTTTTGGCTGCCAACCTTGCTTAGAAGGAAACAGAATATGTACCAAAAAATTCGTATTACAACCGGGCTGGGATTTAACAAGCACGGCCAAGAGGTTACTCAACACCAAGCAGAGGCGGCTATTGCCACAGCGCAAAAGGCCCTCAGCACTGAGTTTGGCGGATGCACCACCTATGACGCTCATGGGGCTTGGATTGACGGAGATGGCAAGCTTGTATGTGAGCCCGTGAAGACCTTAGAGGCTATTGTTTTTGATTGGCCTAGTAGCTTTGCAGCGGGAAGTGATATCCGCGAAAAAGCCGAAACCATTGCAAAGATTCTGCGCGATAGCTTACACCAAGAGTGTGTCGTGCTGGATATTCAAGAGCTTGAATTTTCAGCCCTTGTCTAACAAAGAAAACAGAAAGATACGAAAATGACAATCAAATTTAGTGCTGATTCCATCGGCAAAACTGTAACCCTCAGTAATGGCGAGAAGGGCAAGGTTGTGGAATGGTATGAAGAAAGCGACATTCCCGTTCGCATCGCTAGCGAAAAAGGGTTTACATTTAATGAGGCGGCTATTGCTTCTGGCTTTCTTGTAGACAATGCTGTGGAAGAGTTGAAAACTTACGGCGTGTGGCTGACTGAGGCAGGCACAATGCAGGCTGCTGATGTGCTTATATTGTTCAATGAGGCTCACGTTGTCAGTATTGATGACTAATAAGCAATAAAGGAAACAATCATGGAAACGTATGAAATAACTTTTCTTAATCCTAAAGACGAACTGTGCAACGTGCTGGTGAATGCCACAGACGCACGGTCCGCACGCGACACGTTCGAGCATAGCAATGCTGGGGCAATTGTCATTGATATTCAGTGGAAGGACCTTGACGGTACGGACACTGACCAAGAAACAGAAAACGATACACAGGACTAATAACACATGAAAAACGAAAAGACCGGCCTCAGCTTTACCAAGGAAAACCTTGGCGAATGGAAAGGCAAGAAGTTTAAACTTGCAAACGGAATGATTGCAACGCTTCAAGGGTATGAGAAGACATGGGGCGACTATGACACGCAGCCCGTGTTCGGAATCATCAATGGCAACAAATTTAAGTTTGCTGGGCTAAATAACAAGGTGTGGTGGTCCGAAGATGGCACATGTACCCTCACAGATAAGGATGAAGACTTCACTATTTTGGAAAAATGTGAATAAAATACTTGACGGGGCTGAAAAGCCCCTTTATTGTTCCTATACCAACAAAGAAAGGATAACACTATGAAAACTTACAGCGTAAGCATCGGTGGATGGCTAACCGAAACGCCCCAAAAGCACATTTCCGAATGTGTTGATATTGCAAAAGCCCAAGGTTGCTATGGCAATGATATAAAAACCAGATTGAATATTGGTGGGGAGTGGTCAGTAGAGGTTAGCGGGGTGCCTTTTAGCATTGCAACAAAAGTCAAGCAAGCTTTCCTGCAATCCTTTGCTTTCGTCCAGTCCGGTGACCCTGTGGGTGTGGGAAGTAGCTTTCCCGATATGCCCGGCGTTCCCGAGTGAGCAGAAAATGAACTAGACTAATTAGCCCTTAGGGGCTTTTTGGTTTACATAATTCATTATAAATCAATAGCTTAGCGATTTAACATAACCACTATTATGCGAAATTGACTAAGCTATTGAATTAGCTCAACTTAGCTACCCCTCCCCCCGGTTCGAGGCTGGGAGTTACAGAAAAGGAAATAGAATAAGAGTGGGACACCAATGTCCGCCTGCCTTCTGACGGGTAGACCTACCCGTAAAGTCAGGTAATCTTGAGTTTTGTAGTAGGATATTATTTTAGGAATGAAATTTAAGGTAAAATAGGGGCTAGTTACCCCCTCCTGTAGTTTATATAGAGATAAAGGCTATGCTTGGGCATAGCAGAAATGGCGACAGCCCCATGGATGGGGCCGTAGTGGGAGCTACCCAATAAGCTAAGCTTAGTTAAGTTTAAGCTATAGGGCTTCGCCCTATAAAAGCTATAGCTATAACTAAACTAACTATAACTAAGCTATAACTATAACTAAGTTAGTTATAACTTATACCCAAGTATAAGTTATATAACTAAGCTAAGCTTAGCTACGCTAAGCTTATAAACCTTAGTCTACCCTAGCATAAAGCAAAGCGAGAATAGACAGCGTAGGCGTGTATACACTTACCTAGCAAATTATTTTGAATTATTTTTAAAAAACACCTTGACAGGAGTATACTGCCATGATACAATGCGGTTACACGGGAAATTGAATTTGAAATTTAGGAAAAATTTGTACCATGACTGACTCTAAGACCCTGCAAAAACTCAACGTAATTGCCGATATGCTCTCCGAAGACGGAAAGCCCGGCAAGGTGCTTGATGGCTGGACGCTCGTTCCTGAGCGCAAAGCTAAGGCTAACCCGGCAATGGCCGAGGTTTACGTTGACGTTGTTCGCTCCCTTACGAATGCCGAGCGAGGCTCCGAGAAGTTTGTGCTTGCCCGCCAGAAGGGCGAACAGGGCTTGATTGCTAAGCTGTTCACTCAGGAGATTCCTGATGACTCCGCTACCGCCGTGTTTAACAAGGCAGAAAAGAGCGGCGCTAAGGATACGACTGGTGAGAAAAAGCCGGTAGGCAAAGCGGAGTAAATAGATGGCTTCCCTCGTTAGTTCTTACGACACACTTCCTACTGGAAGTGCTGGGCGTCTGAACTATCGTGCGTTTGTTGATGTGTACGTTGAGACAAACGGAGATAGAAAAGCAGCCATAAAAGCTGCTGGATACAATGGAGAAGACTACCAAGCTAACGCTAGAGCCGTTATTTCAAAGCCCGAAGTTAAAAGGGCTATAGCTGAGAGAGCAGCTAATCAGTTCTTCGCTCAGCTTCCTCTTGGTATGAAAGTCCTGCAAGACGTACTTGAGGCAGAACACTCAAGTGTATACGTTGATGATGACGGGCATGTGCATAAGCACTATGACATTAAGCTTCTCAAGCTCAAGACGCAAGTAGCGATGAAAATGTTTGAGTTGGCTCAGGTCAAAGAACTTGCCGCGGCCAGTATGGCGTTGCAGGCAGCCAAGAAAAAAGTTGATTTGAATGAGCTTGCCGATAAACTTGCACAACTTGCCGCTACAGGCGGACTCGCAATCCCTGTTGAAGTTGCTGGAAACTCTGTCGCCTCAGGATTTGGAGGAGCTATCGGCTCTTACGAGCAAGGTGGAGATGCAGCAGAAGACGACGAGTCTTCTAGCCTATAAGCCTTATCCTAAGCAACGGGAGTTGCATGAGCTTGGCTCCAAGTTCAGGCAGAGGCTGTTCCTTGCCGGTAACAGAACTGGTAAAACATACTCCGGCGCACACGAAGGTGCTTTTCACTTAACTGGCAGATACCCTTCTTGGTGGAAGGGTGCTAGATTTGATGGCCCGATTAACATGTGGGCTGCCGGTGTTACCACCGAATCAACGCGCGATATTTTGCAGCTTGAATATCTCGGTGATATTTCAAACCCAGTAGTAGAGTCTCTGGATAGAACCAGAAAAATTCTTCCTATTGGTACTGGGGCTATACCCGGCGAAGACATCATAGAGTATACTATGCGCCGTAACACGACAAATGCTGTGGATACGGTCAGGGTAAGACACTATGACAAGCACGGAAATCCTGACGGAATTTCAACGCTTACATTTAAGAGCTATGACCAAGGGCGCGAGAAGTTCCAAGGTACAAGCCGCCACTTTGTCCACTTGGATGAAGAGCCTGACTGGGAAATTTACGAAGAGTGTCTTCTTCGCTTGGCCGGTGAGGGCATCCAAGGACACCTTCTGTTAACCATGACACCTCTCAAAGGTATAACACCTTTGGTTGAGGAGTTTATGGATAACGGGGGAGAAAACAGAGCCTATGTGCAGGCATCGTGGGATGATGTAGACCACCTGTCTGATGCAGACAAAAGAGCTTTGTTGGACGGTATTCCAGAGTACCAGCGTGAGGCACGTGAAAAAGGTATTCCGGCCGTTGGTTCAGGCAAAATTTATCCGATACCTGAGAGGCTTATAGAAGTTGAGCCGTTCCCAATCCCAGACTTTTGGAAAAGAGTGTTTGGAATGGACTTTGGGTGGTCAGCACCTACAGCAGTAGTGTTCTTAGCACAAGACCCAAATACAAATATTGTGTATCTATACGATACTTATACCCAAACTGAACAAGAGCCTCTGTACCATTCAGCCTCTTTAAAGAGAATGGGTGCAGACTGGATACCGGGAGTTTGTGACCCGTCTGGTGGTGGTTCAAACATCAGGGACGGTTCTACAATGATTTCTCTTTATGAGAAAGAGGGGCTATATCTCACGCCCGCGGACAACTCAGTTGACTCCGGCCTTATGGATGTTTTGACTATGATGAAAACTGGTCAATTAAAAGTATTCAAAGGCCTTGACGACTGGTGGAGAGAATTTCGTCAATACGCACGCGATGAGAAGGGTCGTGTAGTTAAAAGACGGGACCACCTTATGGATGCTACGCGTTACGCGGTGGTTTCAGGGCTTTCTCTAGCTAGAGTTAAGCCCAATTATAAAGGATTTGGGCGTTCAGGCTCTAGTTCTTTTAGACCTACATGGAAGACTGCATAAATGACTATTATAAATTTGCTTAATGACCGTATTACCGAAGGTGTTTCTACTGGCGTAACTACGGATTCAGACACCTATATTGTTGACCCAGCCGCTAAGCTCACAGTTTACGCTGTTCTGACTTCTGGCTCCCCTTCTACGGGCGCAAAGATTCAGATTACTGGTTCAAGAATAGAGGACATTGAAGATGAAACTGCGGTTTGGGTTGACACAGAACGAGGCGATTCTACTGTCAGCTTCTCTGATAGCGAGCCTGACCCGTGCAATATTACTGGCGTTAGGCTTTCTGTTACTGATGGCACTTGGACTTTAATTGTAAGACAGGGCTTTGTTCGCTAATGCTAAATAGCTCCGCTCTTAGCTATACTGCGCTAGGCATGCACGCTATGCGTGCCACGCTGTATAGCGTGCGAGGAAGTTCCCCTACTCCTCCCTCTGCTAAGAGCTTTTTGCTGCTTGAGGCAGGCGATAAGCTGCTTCTTGAGTCAGGAGATAAGTTTCTTCTACAAAACGCCTCAAGTGAGTTAGCTTACAATAATATCCCTTTGCTAGTACCGGCGTCATTTGTAGGAAGTACAGCCTATACGGTTGGACAGGTGGTTGAGTCTTCTGGCAACTGGTATGTTTGCACCCAAAGCGGAACAGCAAGCAGCACAGCACCTTCTAATACTAATGGCTCTAATGTTACTAATGGAACATGTAAGTTTCAGTATATAGGCGCGGAGCTAGCTGCATCTAATGACCCTGATGCCCCAAGCGTAAGCTATACTACTTCTACTCCTTCTGGCCTTGATACTTTCTATGATTTTCTTACTAATCAAGATAAGTTTACTACAGAGGGCGCGGTATCAGTAGAACACTTAGGTACGGAAACATATGCAAACTTAATCACCATAGACAACGGAAACGATGATGTTGGTTATGGTGTAGCATACAAGTTTTCTACAGACGCATCAAAGATAGGCATAAAAACAGCGGCATCAACTGCCGGTTTTCGCGTGCTTGTAAACAACAGACGACTTACAAGCGGAATGATTGGCGCTGCCGGTGGCTCTGACCAGTGGACAGTCATTGATTTTGGTAGCTCTGCCAATAGAATAATCACTATTGAAACATCTTATGGCTTTTCTGGGTCACAGGCAGGGTTTATGGGAGTTTCTGTGGCTTCCTACGATACCGTGGAAGCGACGGCAGTAGAAAAGAAATTAGCTGCCATTGGAGACTCTATATGGCATGGCTCACAGCATGGGCCTCAGCGCCCCGGAGGACAAGTCCCTAAGCTGGTTGGAAACATTGTTGGAGCAAGAGACGTATATAACGGCTCAATGTCTAGTACTGGATACGTAAATGGCGGTGATTATAGCAGCCCATACTCGGATAAGGTTTCTCAGCTTGCTTCCGTTAATCCCGATGCGTGGATGTTTTACGGTTCTACCAACGATGCAGGTAATGCTGAGGCTACCATAAAAGCAGCCGCTATAGCTGCTTGGTCGGCCGCAAGGCTGGCCACTCCCAGTGCCCCTATAGTAATATTCGGTGTTTGGCCAATACCAAATAGTGGCTCTTATAGCCAAGTTGTTCAACTTGAGCAGTATTATAGCGAAGCATTTACTACTTGGAATGACGCAAATTCGCACTTCGTTCCCATTTGCCAAGACCCAGATGGTCCGTGGCTAGTAGGAAGCTGGAACGATGGCGGTGGAACGTACACACAAAACGAAGCTCTGTACCTGAGTGATGATAATGTTCACCCATCCGAGGCAGGTATTGAATATATGGCACAAAAAATAGCAACCTATCTACAAAATTTTGGCGTAATCTAAGGAAACAATCATGGCTGACCAAAAAATTTCTCAACTAAGTGCTGCTAGCCCACTTGTAGGTACTGAAATAGTTCCGATTGTGCAGAGCGGAGGAAACGTAAAGACAACTGTTCAAGATATAGCTGATTTGGCCTCTGGTGGGACAGGAACGGTTGAAACTGTTGTTGCTGGCACAAATATATCTGTAAACTCCACTGACCCGGCTAACCCTGTTGTGAGCGTTACTGGTCTTACAAGTGACCATGGCTCTTTATCTGGCCTGTCTGATGACGACCACACTCAGTATCATAATGATTCAAGAGGCGATGCCCGCTATCCCGCAAAGACGGTAACAATTACTGGTGCGACTAGTTTGACTGGCGGCGGTGACCTCACAGCAAATAGAACTATTGCTCTTGTTAATGATAGTGCTACTCCCGGTAACAGTAAGTACTATGGCACTGATGGAAGCGGAACTAAAGGATTCTTTAGTTTGCCTGCTGGCGGCGGCGGTGTAGAAAGTATTGTGGCAGGAACAGGCATTAGTGTAGATAACACTGACCCGTCTAATCCTGTTGTATCTTCGACAGGTGGCGGAGGTTCCAATAGTCCCAGAGTTTATGCAATTCAGGCTTCCGCTACTGCTGTAGCATCCTCAACGTGGACAAAACTAGCACTTAATACCGCGGATGGTACTACTGGTAGTGTTCCTACGTTTATAGAAGGAACTAGTGCTGTTCTTAATTCTAACGGAACATTTAAGCCGGGAGAAACAGGTAAATATTTTGTTATATACTATGCCAGAACTACGTCTATTGCAAGCACTAAGGAAATTGCCGGTAGAGTTATGCGCTATCCCAACTCCGATGGGTCTGGCACTGGTGTATTTCAAGGCGGATATGTAGAATCCTTCTCGGCAGGAGAAACTTCAACTACGATAACCGGCTTTGCTGTTGTCAATATAACAAGCACATCACAGACTATTGGTATTGAAGTACAACACTCAGACACCGGGTCGAAGAACTTCGTAGGCGGAAATACCGGTGGGTATCTTTCTATAATTAAACTGGCCTAATAAAGAAAACCTATGGCTAAGCAACGCACACAAACAGAAGACGCTATATACTTGAAAGCCCGCAACCTGTTTGAGGGTGCAATACGCAGCAATACGTACTCTAAGTGGTCAAAGCAGGCTCAGGACGATACGGCCTTCTATGAAGGATGGGGGCAGTGGACTAGCGAGGAAAGAGCAGCACTTGAAGCCAGAGGGCAACCTGCTATTGTAATCAATAAGGTTGCACCTAAGATTGATGCTATGTGTGGGTTTGAGCTAAAGAATCAGACCAAGATTTCTTACAAGCCTACTATGATTCGCAAAAAGGACCAAGCCGATATGGCTGACGCCTTTACTTACTTAGCATTCCACGTTCAAGAAAAAGAGAACGTAGCCAGTAAATGCAGCCAAGTATTTAAAGATGGCTTTGTTACTGGCATAGGTTGGTTGGAAGTTGACACTGTATGTGAAGGGCAGGTTAGCGTAGAAATATGTGACCCGTTTGAGATGGTATGGGATGTTGATGACGCGACTCCCGATATGTCACAACAGATGTACGGCGCTAGACAAAAGTGGGTGTCACTTGAAGACGCCAAGAACATGTGGCCAGAGTGGAAATCAGAGCTAGAGTCTCTTGTAAAGACAGATACTCAAAGGTATCCTACTCAGCTTCCAATGACTACTATTACTACTGGTAATCCGCAAAACGACTATGCAGCTACAGGATTAGACGGATACGTAGACGGACAGCGCGGTAGAGTTAGAATTATCATTACGTACTATAGGGAAATAGACGACGTATGGTATGCTAAGGGAGAGAACAGTAGGTTGTACCGTACGTTCTCTGAAAAGGACGCGAAGCAGCTTGGCATAGAAGTAGAAAAGAAGCGCGAGATGGTAAACAAATTTGCTGTTTACACGTCTGACATATTGCTCGACTACGGTATTTCAAAGGTACAAGGAAGGTATTTGCCTATTATTCCGTTTGTTTATAAGAGAACTCGCAAAGACAGAGTTCCTTATGGGCTGGTGTATGCTTCTAGGGATGCACAGACGGAATATAATAAGCGACGTAGCAAAGCTCTCCACCTCCTAAACACTCGGCAGGTTGTGGCTGATATGGATGCAGTAGAAGACTTTGACGTACTTCTAAGAGAAGTGTCCCGCCCAGACGGTGTTATTCTAAAGAGAACTGGAAAAGAGCTAGACATTAGAGATAATGTGCAGCTTGGTGAGGCACAGTTTAGAATTATGGAAGCGTCGTCTTCTGAAATTCAAGAAACTATGGGTGTCTACGATGAAGTACAAGGTCGTCAGACTAACGCTGTAAGCGGAAGAGCCATTGCTGCCCGCACAGAAGGCTCAGTTAAGACTCAGAGCTTTGCGTTTGATAATCTCAAACTGTTTAAGAAGCGTTTTGGTGAGGTTTTGCTGTTTGCAATGCAAGAAGCCTTTAACTACGAGATGAAACTTGATATATTACAGGATGACAAGCTCGTAAAGGCAGTTCATCTTAACTTTGAGCAAAATGACACCGATGGCAAACCATCTATAGTTAATGATGTAAGAACTATTAACTTTAAGGTGGCAATTACAGAGGTGCCTGACTACTCTGCTAGGCCAGAAGAGATTAGAGAATACATTACACAGATGGTTATGAATGGCCAAGGCCAATTCCTTATGTCTCCTGTATTTAATAGACTTATGGGTGTTTCTCAGCCGGACGAGTTAGCAGCCTCCATGCAAGAAATTATGAAAAGTTTGTCTCCATCCCCGCAACAAGCGGGCGGAGCGGAACCGGGCGCGGCCGGTCAAGCCGCGGGAGCGCCTTCCCTGCTTATGCAGGCGGCACCACAGCAATAAAACCAATGTAAGATGAGAAATGAGCGATACGCCAATGCCTACTAGCTTGGACGCTCTGTTTGTAAAACAAGCAGACCATCCCCAAGCAAATGGGAAAGGTGCGGAGGAAGAAAATAAAGCTCAGCCGCAACCTACTAACGACCAAACTAAGCAGAATGAAGCTGATAACAAGCAGGAAAGTAATGAGCCTGCTGCTAAAGTGGAAACTGCTGAGGAAAAACTAGCAAAAGCCGAAAAACGGCTCAAGGACACGCAAGACTGGGCTAACCAGCAACGCCGAGAGGCTATTGAAGCAAAGAAAAAGCTTCAAGAGCTTGGCGGACTGAGTGCTGAGGAAGAGCATGCCCTTGCAGCGCTAGAAAAAGAGGTTGAAGACCCTCTCCAACAAGCTATGAACGATTTCTGGACGCGTTACGCTCCTGTTGCCGAATATCTAAAGGTACAGGGTGAAAACCCAGAGGAAGCCATTGAGGCATGCAAGCTTGTCGTTAACAACAA